GCATTAGCTGAAAGAACTAAACGCACATACGAGAATGTAACATCAGCAGTCAGGGAGGGGATAATGACTAGAAACGAAGCTAGAGAAGCTATCGGTCTATCACCAATAGACGGTGCAGATGATCTGTATATCTCAGCAACCTTATTCCCAATAACCTCTGATGAAGGTGGAGAGCAACCAGACGATCCAGTAGCAGAAGAAGAGTTAGATGCTTATGTAGAAGATGAAGATATGGATTTAGACTTCTTAGAAGAGGATGAGAAAGCTTTGTCTGATATAGATACTATGCCTACAGATGGTATGGCTACAGAGGCACAGAGAGGCTTAAACTGGAGACAGGAACATAATAGAGGTGGTACGGCAGTCGGTGTTGCAAGAGCCAATCAATTAGTAAGCAAAGAAAGACTATCTATCAGCACAGTCAAAAGAATGTTCAGCTTTTTCTCAAGACATGAAGTAGACAAGCAAGGACAAGGCTTTGATCAAGGTGAGGACGGTTATCCATCAGCAGGCAGAATAGCATGGGCATTGTGGGGCGGTGATGCAGGCTTTGCTTGGTCAAGACGTAAGGTAGAGCAGATCAAGAGGGAAGAAGAAAAGTTCTTGGCTCTTGATAAACATATAGAGGTAAAGCTGACAGAATCTAAAGCTGTCTCTGGTGCTGTAAAGAAAGGATTACAAAAGAAAGTAGATGATCACAATGAAGATTATGGTGACAGTCCAACCAAAAGAACTAATCTAAGAACACTTACCGCAGTATTTGAGCGTGGAGTTGGAGCATACCGTACTAACCCATCATCAGTCAGACCAAGCGTGAACAGTGAAGAGCAGTGGGCATACGCAAGAGTAGGCAGCTTTTTAGCTGCCTTGAGAACTGGTAGGTTCAGAAGCGGTAAGCACGATACAGACTTATTCCCAAAAGGACATCCACTAAGCAGTAAATGATCCCTTCTAAGAAGCAGATTAGCAGATTCCGCAGAGGAAGAGTTAGTGTGCAAAGAGAGGTTAGAAAACAACTCAGAATCCGTAACAACTTAGAGCGTGGTTTATTTCGCAGGCTCACATCTTTATTTGGTAAGTTCGTAAATACAAAAGCATTTCTTTACAGAGAGTTTGGACAGTTTGATCAAACGATAGCAGCTAGAGAACTGCAAGAAGAGTTGATCCCAACAATGCAACAGCACTATCGCAGGATATTCCGAACTTTGTATACAGAAAATAATAGGACTAATACATTAGAAGAAGTAAAAGAAGAAGCATTGGTCTTTGGTAGAAACGTAGATTTAGAACCTCTCATAGAAGAATACTATCGCACCAGAGAGCTTTTATTAGTAGGAGTAACATCAGGAATATCTAACAGAGTTGAACGTATTATCATCTCAGGCAGAGAAGAAGGCTTGACCCTTGTGCAGATAGCACAGAACATTGAAAGAAATGTAAGACCGATAACAAGAATTAGAGCAGCTACTATAGCTAGGACAGAGACACACAATGCAGCAGGTTTTGCACATCATAAATACTACGAGCAAGTCCAAAGTGATTATGGTTCTAAACTGTTAAAGAAATGGGCAGCCACAAATGACTTAAGAACAAGAAGTGATCATTCTGTTGCAAATGGGCAGATTAGAGACATGAATGAGGACTTTATTGTAGGTGGAGCGCAGATGGCTCACACAGGAGACCCAAGAGGAGGAGCTAAGAATAATATTAACTGTAGATGTGTGATTATTTACGTTGATGAACAAGATGTTGTGCTTGACTAATCATTCAGATACTATATGTAGACATATATGCCAATACCTAAACCGAAAACAGGAGAAAGTAGAAGCAATTTTATGAGTCGTTGCATGGGAGATAAGACTATGACGGATGAATATGACACTGACCAAAGACTAGCAGTCTGTAACTCAAGTTATAATTCCAAAGAGGAAGAACAGGTCAACGATGAGAAAAGAGAGGTAAGCAAAGACGTGTTTACCACCGAAGAGGAAGCAGAGGCAAGAGCAGAAGAAATAGGATGCTCTGGAACTCACAGTCACGATGAAGATGGAAACACCGTCTATATGCCTTGCGCTTCACACGCAGATTACACCAGACTAACAGGAGAAGAGCTTGAGAACGAAGAATCAGGCTATGGTTATGGTGGTCGTATGAAAAAACCTAAGAAGCCTAAGAAGAAAGAAGCCGATTGTTCTTGTGAGGACAACGTGTCTGAACTTAAGTCTTTTATAGAGGTACATTCCGAGATCAAAGCAAATGATAACGAAGATGGTACTTTTGAAGGCTATGGCTCTGTATTCAATAACACAGACTTAGGTAATGATGTCATCAAGACAGGAGCTTTCACTAAGAGTCTAGCAGAGCGTGGCACTAAAGGTGTCAAGCTGTTATATCAACACAAGTCGGATATGCCTATCGGTGTCTTTGACGAGATTGTTGAGGACAGTCATGGCTTAAGAGTCAAAGGTAGATTAGCTCTAGGTACGACAGCAGGCAGAGATGCTTACGAATTACTAAAGATGGGTGCATTGGACGGTCTAAGCATAGGCTTCCGTGTGAACCCTAAAGAGGTTTCTTATGATAAGCGCAAAGGACAGCGTGTTATCAAAGAGGTAGACTTAATGGAAATTAGCCTTGTTACTTTCCCTATGAACCCTAAAGCTACGGTTCGTCAGGTTAAGGGTGAGGAGATTTCCATAAGGGAATGGGAGAACGGATTGCGTGATGCTTTCAACTTATCTCGTTCAGAAGCAAAGGTTGCAGCAAAAGCTGTCAATCAAGCATTTACTCAGCGAGATGTTGATGTTGATGCTGAAGTGGTAGAAGCCATAAAACAATTAACATTAACTATAACCAAACTCTAAGGAGCAATTATGTCTGAAGATATAAAAAATGCTGTTTCTGAAATTGGTCAGGCTTTTGAAGAATTTAAAAAAGCCAATGACGAAAAGTTAGAAGCACTAGAAAAAGGGCAAAATGTTGATACTTTAGTTGACTCAAAACTTGAAGCTATTGAAGAAAAGCTAAATAGTTTAGAGGACATCAACCAAGAGATCACACAAGCCAAGCAAGCTCAAGAAGGAATCAAAGAGCAGGTTGAAAACCTTGAAACGGTCATGAGACGACCAAATTCAGGATTGGAAGCCAAGCAAATTGATGAAGGTCTTGCAGCTTTTGATGCCTACTGTAGAAAAGGACTGGAAGGTCTTGAAGATGCAGAGAAAAAGGCACTAACTGTCAGCAGTGACAACACTGGTGGATATCTAGCACCACCTGAATATGTGAGAGAGTTACTAAAAACTGTAACTGAAATATCACCTGTTCGTTCAATCGCTAGAGTAAGAAGCACTGGACAAAGATCAATCCAAGTGCCTAAACGTGATGGTCAATTCTCCGCAGCATGGGTTGCAGAAAGTGGCACTAGAGCCGAAACTACTGGTTACACAGTAGGTCTTGAGGAGCTACCTGCCCACGAACTTTACGCTTTAGTAGATATTTCTGAGCAAAACTTAGAAGATTCTGTCTTTGATCTGGAATCAGAAATGCAATCAGAATTCGCAGAGCAATTTGCAAAAGCTGAAGGAACTGCATTTGTTAGCGGTAACTCTGTTGGTAAGCCTGAAGGTTTATTAACTAATAGCAGTGTTGGCGAATCTAATTCTGGTAATGGCACAGCTTTATTAGCTGATGGTCTTATCACATTAGTTCACAGCATCAAATCTGAGTACGGCAGAAACGGTACATTTATGTTTAATAGAGGTACTTTATCAGCTATCAGAAAGCTAAAAGACACCGCAGGACAATATGTGTTCCAAGCAGGTATGTCTCTACAAGCAGGTGTTCCTAACACTATCTTAGGATATCCTTATGTAGAAGCTACTGATATGCCAGACGTAGGTGCAGGTGCTTATCCTGTCCTGTTTGGTGATTTCAGAAGAGCCTACATGATCGTAGACAGAGTTGCTTTAGCTGTTACAAGAGACCCATTCACACAAGCTACTTCAGGCAATGTTAGATACATCGCTAGAAGAAGAGTTGGTGGACAGGTTATCCAAGCTGAAGCTATTGTTAAACAAAAAGTATCAGCGTAAAGGGAGTAAATTATGCAAGACCTATCAAATAATATTAATCCTGCTGTTTCTATCATCAATGCAGTTAAAACTGCGGCAGGTAATGGAACAGGTGTTGATCTTCAAGGCTACGAAAGAGCTACAGTGCTAGTTGACGTAGGTGCAGAAGGCGACACTCTATCAAGTTCAGTATACTTTGAAGTATCATTAGAGGAATCTGATGACGATTCAACTTACACTGATGTTGCACAAGCAAGCATAACTGATGGAACTATATCTTCAGGCGGTATCTTCTTGAAATTAGACGGTACAGCAGGTGGAAATCCTGACACAGCAGGCGGTATTTTCCGTGTTGAATATGTCGGAAATAGCAGATATATAAGAGTTGTACTCGCTAAAACTGGAACACACTCCAACGGAACACCTATTGGTGCGATGGTTGTGAGAAGTGGTGCTAGACATAGTGGCGACAACGCTTTTACAGCGCATAACGCTTAATTAAGCTAGGAATGTGGGGGTGTATGCCCCCACTACCTTAACGGAGAAAGAGATGTCAAAAAGTTATAAGATTTTAGTGCCTAAACCTGCTAGTGCTAACAAAGATGGCACAGATGTAAGGTTGTATACGGCAGACGAAGTTGTTGAAGCCAAAGAAAAATGGCAATCAGAAGTTATGTCTACATTTGTAGAAAACGGATGGGCAATGGAAGTTAAAGTAGAGGGTAGTGCCGAAGAAGCAGGCGAGCCTGTTAGAGCAAGAAACAAAAAAGGACAATTAGTAGGAGATGATCCAAGCACACCTGATGTCAATGAGGCATGGGAAGGTGGAGAAGCACCAAAGAAAACTACTAAAAAAAGAACGACTAAGAAGAAAAAGTCTTAGTTAGGAAACCCTAATCACTAATTTAGTGATAATATTAATTCAGCAGATGCTAACGATGGTAGAAACCATGAACAATAAAGGGAATATTTATGAGTGCAGGCTATCATCATTTCATCATAGAACAGGGAGCGACCTTTGGTCAGACTCTCACATTAAAGGATTCTAGCGATACTTTAATAAATCTTACTGGCTATACGTCAGCAGAAATGGACTTAAGGGAGACTCCTGAGAGTTCATCTGAGGTTATCACACTCACCACAGCCAATAACAGAATCGCATTGGGCGGTTCAGCAGGCACAGTTACACTTACCATTTCAGCAGCCGATACAGCTAATTTAACAGCAGGAGACGGTGTTTTTGACCTTGAGGTAGTAGATGGCAGTAGTAGGGTGTATCGCATCTTAGAAGGCACTTATACGATCAGGAGGAATATCAGCAGATAATGGCTATATCAAAGGTCACAACCTCCAATACCAACACAATAAACAAAGTTACCGTCACTGACGGAGATGCCATAAGCATCATAACAGTAGGCACACAAGGTCTAGCAGGAGCGGCAACACTATTAGGAAGAACAACTGAAGCAGAAACAGTTGGCTCTGGCGATGCAGGCTCTACGATTATATATGACCACAGCAACGCTAGATGGCTAGCTACTACATCAAGCAATGCCACATCACTCAATACGAAGTTAGCAGGTCTGGTATTTACAGCAGGTGGGGCAACTGTCACAGGAGTTTTAGACGAGGACAACTTAGGTAGTGATAGCAACACCAAGCTAGCTACACAGCAATCAATCAAAGCGTATGTAGATGCGCAGATCACCGCACAAGACTTTGACTTTCAAGGAGATTCAGGCGGTGCATTAAGTATAGATTTAGACAGCGAAACTATGACCTTTACTGGCGGTACAGGTATAGATACATCTGGTAGCGGTAATACAGTTACCTTTGCTATTGATAGCACTGTCGCAACACTCTCTGGGTCGCAGACTCTCTCCAATAAAACACTAACAGCTCCTGTGCTAAACACCGTTGATATAAACGGAGGCGATATATCCTCAAGCACGACTATAAATAAATCGCCAAGCATTACCCTAGCAGGAGATTTGAGTGGTTCTGTGACCCTCTCTAACTTAGCCAATGGAACTCTTACAGCAACTATTGCATCAGGTTCGGTCACTAACGCTATGCTTGCAGGTTCTATTGGAAATAGTAAGTTAGCTAATTCCTCTATCACAGTCACAGATGGCAGCAATTCAACAGCTACAGCTTTAGGAGGTACTATTACCTTTGCAGCAGGTGAAGGTTTAGATGTAGCAGAATCAAGCGGTACGGTAACTTTCTCAGCAGAAGATGCAACAGCAAGCAATAAAGGTGTGGCTTCTTTTGATAGCACAGACTTCTTAGTAAGTTCAGGCGCAGTAACCCTAGTTGTTGAAAGAATATCCGACATTGTAGGTTCTATGGTTACTTCCAATACAGAAAGTGGAATAACAGTTACCTATCAAGACGGAGACAACACATTAGACTTTGACGTTGGTGATTTTGACATAGCTTTAACAGGAGATGTAACAGGTTCAGGAACTGTCACTAATCTTGGCAATGTTTCTATAACAACTACGGTAGCCGCTAACTCAGTAGCATTAGGAACAGATACAACAGGTAATTACTTATTAGATATTGCAGTAGGCGAAGGACTGGATGTTTCTCACTCACAAGGTGAGGGTAGTACAGCTACCATATCAGCAGAACTAGCCACAGAAACAAACGCAGGTGTAGCCACGTTTGATGGTACTGACTTTACAGTATCTAGTGGAGACGTAACGCTAAATGCAGAACGAATACAAGACATAGTAGGGGCAATGGTTGGCTCTAATACAGAGTCAGGCATAGCGGTCACTTATGAAGATGGAGATGGTACATTAGACTTCAACGTCAACGATCCTACTATAACTATAGATGGTGATGTGGATGGTAGTGCCACCATGACCAATCTAGGTAATACCACGATTACTACAACCCTAGACACAGTAAACTCTAACGTAGGCTCTTTTGGTAGTGCCACAGCTATACCTGCAATAACAGTAAACGCTAAAGGATTAGTAACTGCCGTAACAACAAACAATATAGCCACAAGTTTTACACTGGCGGCAGATAGTGGCTCTAACGATACATTTAACACAGGCGAAACACTTACATTTACAGGAACATCAAATGAGATCACAACAACGGTAAGCAATAATGCTATAACCTTTGCCCTGCCAGATGATGTAACCATAGGCAACGATTTAACCGTAACTGGAGATCTAACAGTCAATGGTGATACGGTAACTCTAAACACAGCCACACTAGACGTAGAAGATGCAACAATCAGAGTAGCAAAAGGTGCTACAAGTTTAGCCAATACAAACGGTGCAGGTATAGAGTTTGGAGCAAGCAGTTCCAAGCCAACTCTTACATGGGATAACAGCAATAGCAGACTTACATCTAATAAAACTTTCCATGCGGCATCTTTGGTTGGTGCTTTAACAGGTAACGCAAGCACAGCTACAGCTTTAGAAACAGCAAGAACAATACATGGAGTTAGCTTTGATGGCACAGCTAATATAGATTTATCTGAGGTTATCAGTGACACGGTTGGAGCAATGTTTAGCTCTAACACAGAAACAGGAATAACCGCTACATACCAAGATAGTGACAACACCATTGATCTAGTAGTAGGAACATTAAATCAGGACACAACAGGTAATGCGGCAACAGCAACCGCACTAGAAACTGCACGAACAATAGGCGGTACAAGTTTTGATGGTACTGCAAACATAGCAATAGCATTGGCGGCAACCGCAACAGCTTTGGCTAACGCTCGTACTATTCACGGTGTTAGCTTTGACGGAACAGCAAACATTGATCTAACAGAAGTTATACAAGATACCGTTGGAGGAATGTTTAGTTCCAATACTGAAACTGGTATCACTGTAACTTATGAGGACTCAGACGGAACAATAGACTTAGTTGTTGGAACTCTTAATCAAGACACTACTGGAAATGCTGCAACAGCCACCGCCTTAGAGACTGCTAGGACTATTCATGGAGTATCATTTGATGGTACTGGCAATATAGACCTGTCCGAAGTTATCTCTGACACGGTAGGGGCGATGTTCTCAAGCAATACCGAGACTGGTGTAACAGTTACTTATCAAGATTCAGACAACACAATAGACGTTGTTGTAGATACTTCTGCACTGACAGAAACGCTTACGAACAAGACGCTTACGAGTCCAGTAATCAACACAGGTGTTTCAGGAACAGCTATTAAAGACGAAGATGATATGGCATCTGACTCTGCAACACATCTTGCCACACAACAATCTATCAAGGCTTATGTTGATGCTACTGCACAAACTACAGAAGAAGTGCAGGACATTGTTGGTGCTATGTTTTCAAGCAATACGGAAACAGGTATCACAGTTACATACGAAGATGGCGATGGAACTATAGACCTTGTAGTTGGTACATTAAACCAAGATACAACTGGAACAGCAGCGTTAGCCACAACAGTTACAGTATCAGCTAATAACAGCACAGATGAAAATATATTTCCTGTCTTTGTTGATGGTGCTACAGGAACACAAGGTTTGGAGACAGATACAGGTCTTACCTACAATCCTTCTACTGGTTTGCTAACAGCTACAGGTTTCTCAGGTAATTTAACAGGCACACTACAGACAGCCGCACAGACTAATATAACCAGTGTTGGAACACTATCTGCCCTAACAGTTTCTGGTGATGTAGCTATTGATACCAATGTATTGAAGGTAGACACAAGCAACAACAGAGTAGGTATAAAACAGGCTTCTCCAACAGTTTCTCTAGATATAGGACAAGCCACAGATGCAATATTGTTACCAGTAGGTACAACTGCGCAAAGACCTTCAGGTGCAGCAGGTCAATTTAGATATAACTCTACACTCTCAAGGTTTGAAGGTTACACCGATGCTTGGGGTGAGATAGGAGGTGGAGGCACATCTACTCTATCTGTCAATACATTTACTGCCAACGGTTCAACAACAGCATTTACACTAAGCCAAGCACCTGCAAGCGAGGACAACATACTTGTATTCGTAGAAGGTGTATTCATGAACGCTAATGACTTTGTTCTTAACGGAACAACGCTTACATTAGATGCCGCACCACCAAACGGAAGAAAGATTACTGTCTATCACGTTACTGCCGCAGTAGCAGGCACAGGTTTGACACAAGACAGCTTTACAGGAAATGGCAGTACAACTGCATATACTCTCAGTGCTGCCCCTGTTAGCGAAAACAATACTCAGGTATACATAGACGGTGTTTATCAAAATAAAGCCACTTACAGCACTTCTGGCACTACTCTCACGTTTGACGCCGCACCTGCTAACAGTGCCGCCATAGAAGCGATCACATTTACACAAACCAACATCAACAACTTCCCTGCAAGCGGTATATCTGATTTAACACAGGTCACACCAGTTGCAGGCGACTTTATGATGATCTTAGATGCCACAGACAGCGCACTTAAGAAGTCAGACGTAAAAGACGTAATGAGAACTGCGGTAGCTATAGACTCAAGCGCAGATGCAGTAGCCCTGACCTTTGATGCTGATGAAGATGCCACATTTGCAGGCAACATAAATTTAGCAGATGGCAAGAAAGCCATTTTTGGAGCAGGTTCAGACTTACAGATTTACCATAGTGGTAGTCACTCTCACATACACGATAATGGTAGTGGAAATCTTTATTTAGATACCAATGGTGCAATGATAGAGCTTACCTATAACGCTAATAACGAAAACATGGCTCAATTTGCAGCTAATGGAGCAGTAACCCTTTACCACGACAACGCAGCAAAATTTGCCACAACCGCATCAGGAATACAAGTAACAGGAAACATTGCCAATACTTCAGGCGACTTCACACTAGACGTTGCAGGTAATATTTCTTTAGATGCTGATGGTGGATATCTTTTCTTAAAAGATGGTGGCACTACTTTTGGTCAATTAAGAAACGAATCAACAGATTTTTCCATAAAATCAATTACTCAAGATAAAGATTTAATATTCAAAGGTAATGATGGTGGTACAGAAATAACTGCTCTTACACTTGACATGTCTGAAGCAGGTAAGGCTACATTCAACAATGCTATAGTAGCTTCAGGAATCTCTCAATTTGCAGATGTAAATATTCCAGATAACAATGCTATCAGATTTGGTAGTGGACAAGACTTACAGATTTATCACGATGGCACAAATAGCTCAATACAGAATACAACAGGTGAGTTATTTATTTATGGCGGCACTGATGAAATAAGACTAAGAGCTAAGAATGATGAAGAAAGTATAGTAGCAACACCAAATGGTGCAGTTACTCTTTATCATGATGGCTCATCTAAACTAGCTACTGCTACAGACGGTATAGATATAACTGGCAGTGCTTCTACAGTTTTTGGTTTAAATATAATTGACCCTAGTGCTACAGCTTATGGTGCACATTTCAGTTTTGATGATAGTAATACAAAAGTTTTAATTGGTGGTGTAACTGAT